AGAACACCCCCGGGTACCAAAACCAAATCAAGCACCCCCACCCCCCTATTTTTCCAGCCACCGGTTCGCTGCCGCTTAATACAGCCAGACCCCCCGTCGATGGTACCTTGACACGCCAGACCCCCATGATATTATTTTTGAACCGATATTTGACATTGCGGTACCGGTAGGGGTGGTGTTTTCCTCAGTTTGCGCCGCCCCTATTTTCCTCTTTTCTTCTCCCCACTACATTGCTACACAACGGCGCAACCCCGGACTCCTACAAGCGGAGCTTAAGTACATGCCTATTATAAAAGCCGAACCGAGCACGGAGTATCCTGTGCCGTTTGACCTGTCCGACGAGGAGTTTGACAACTTCGCGGATAAATTAGCCTCCATAGGTAATACAGCAGAGCTGCTTGAGCAGCTTGGTGCCCCAGTCGAGTTGGCTAAGGACAACGTCGAAGAAGAGGCAGCATTGCTAGATGCAGCCATCGACAACCAGAAAATAACACCATTGACCCAAAGTCTGCCTGCTGCCCTCGGCGCTGCGGCTTTCCTACGTGCTTATGGCCAAGGCCGAGCGATGGACGCGGGTCAAGTGCGCACTGCGCTGACTAATAAACTGCTTGAGATTGCTGACTGTGGTGAGATTAAGTACGAGTTGAAGGCCATTGAGCTGCTTGGTAAGCACTCAGATGTCGGGCTATTCACCGACCGTAGTGAGATTAACGTCAACTACAACTCACCTGAAGGTCTGGAAAAGGCCATTACGGACAGGGTCAAGCGCCTGCTGAACGCAGACGTCATAGATATGAAGCCACTGGGCATGGACCTCGACGAGGAGCTAGGCATCCTCGATGCGGACTTCGAAGAAATCTTGGCGGATGAGTCCACCGAAGAGGTGGACGAGTGAACATCACGCTCAAAGACATACCCAAGATACTGCCCAAGCTGACCGCAGCCGAGCAAGAGATACTGCTCGCTGAGTTAGACAAGCTGGAGAAGCTCAAGACGCAGGAGTTGGCGCGCAAGCGGTTCCTGAAGTTCGTAGAACAAGTTTGGCCGACATTCATAGGAGGTAGGCACCATGCGAAAATGGCAGACGCCTTCGAACGCGTTGCTCGTGGTGAGTGTAAACGCCTCATTATTAATATGCCACCGCGACACACGAAGTCGGAGTTCGCCTCTTACCTGCTCCCTGCATGGTTCCTCGGACTCAACCCCCATAAGAAGATTATCCAGTGCTCGCACACGGGTGAACTCGCGGTAGGTTTTGGCCGTAAGGTTCGTAACCTTGTAGATACAGAAGTATATCACGAGACGTTTCCTGACCTGAAGCTAGCTGCAGACTCTAAGGCGGCTGGTCGGTGGAACACCAGCAAGGGCGGAGATTACTTCGCTATCGGTGTGGGCGGTGCGGTTACTGGTAAAGGTGCTGACGTGCTTATCATTGATGACCCGCACTCAGAGCAAGAAGCTGCTATCGCGGAAGTTAACCCAGATATCTACGACAAGGCATATGAGTGGTACACCTCTGGTCCACGTCAGCGTCTCCAGCCGGGCGGTGCCATTATTGTTGTGATGACGCGGTGGTCAAAGCGCGACCTGACCGGGCAGATATTAAAAGATGCAGCTGCTAATGACAGCCTCGGTGAGTGGGAAGTCATTGAATTTCCAGCCATTTTACCCAGCGGCAACCCGCTGTGGCCTGAGTTCTGGCAGCTTGAAGAATTAGAAAAAGTTAAGCGCGACGTCCCTAACAGCAAGTGGATGGCGCAGTACCAGCAGAACCCGGTGTCCGAGTCTGCGGCGATTGTTAAGAGAGAGTGGTGGCAGGAGTGGGAGAGTGATGACCCGCCCAGCTGTGACTTTGTGCTGCAGGTGTGGGATACGGCGTTCGAGAAGACGAGCCGAGCTGACTACAGTGCGTGCACTACATGGGGTGTGTTCTACCACCCGGATGACAATGGGATAACGCAGGCCAACATCATACTACTTAATGCCTTCAGGGACCGCATGGAGTTCCCGGAGTTGAAGCGTGTGGCTGTCGAAGAGTATAAAGAGTGGCAGCCAGACGGCGTGATAATCGAGAAAAAGGCGTCAGGTGCACCGCTCATCTACGAGATGCGGGCTATGGGCATACCGGTGCAAGAGTTTACCCCGACACGGGGTAACGACAAGATTTCCCGTCTCAACGGTGTTGCAGACATATTCGCATCAGGTCGGGTATGGGCACCGGGCACGCGCTGGGCGGAAGAAGTCATCGACGAAGTGGCAGAATTTCCCGCTGGCTCAAACGATGACTATGTTGATACAGTATCCATGGCCTTGCATAGGTTCAGGCGTGGGGGCTACGTGACTACTAACCTAGACGAGCCCGAAGATATCGTGTACTTTAGGTCAAATCGCAATCAGGGGTATTACTAATGGCAAACGTTAAGGCACTTTTTCCTATCGGCAAAACTCAATGGTCAAAATGGTCTGACGACCAGCGTACGGCGTTCAACGAAGCACGCGCTGCAGGTCTACCGTATAACGACGCTTTCCTAAGCGCGAACCAGACGCAGCCTGAAGCAAAACCCAAGAAAAAGAACGTGTTCGACATTATCGAGGACGTAGCTGAAGTAGCAGTGGCAGTCGCCCCCATGGCGGCAGTAGCAAAGACAGTGGTTAAGGCCGCTGTGAAGAAAGCCAAGTAAATGGACATCGACAAGTCGCTTAACCAAGCCCCGCTGGGCATGTCTCCGATGATGACGGAGCTGGATGACGGTCCTGACATCGAGATTGAGATTGAAGACCCTGAGAGCGTCAGTATTGGCCTCGACGGGATGGAGATTGAGATTGACCCGAGTGAGGACGAGGGCGACTTTAACGAGAACTTGGCCGAAGATATGGACGAGGGCATGCTCGCTGAGCTTGCTGGCGACCTTATCGGTGAGTTTGAAGAAGATATCAGCAGCCGCAAGGACTGGATACAGACTTATGTAGACGGGCTTGAGCTGTTGGGCATGAAGGTTGAGGACCGCACGGAGCCTTGGCCCGGTGCATGTGGTGTGCATCACCCGTTGCTGGCTGAAGCTGTAGTTAAGTTCCAAGCTGAGACCATGAGCGAGACATTCCCAGCCCAAGGGCCGGTGCGTACGCAGATAATCGGCAAAGAGACCACAGAGAAGAAGGACGCTGCTCAGCGCGTCCAAGAAGATATGAATTACCAGTTGACCGACGTGATGGTCGAGTATCGCCCTGAACATGAGCGGATGCTGTGGGGGTTGGGCCTTGCAGGTAACTCGTTCAAGAAGGTGTACTTTGACCCATCACTCGGTCGTCAGGTATCTATGTATGTAACTGCGGAAGACGTAGTTGTGCCTTATGGCGCGTCCAGCTTGGAAGTCGCTGAACGCGTCACCCATGTGATGCGGAAAACCCCGAACGAGCTCAAAAAGCTCCAAGCAAACGGGTTTTACCGTGATGTAGACCTACCAGACCCCGTCAATTCGATGGATGAGGTAGAGCAGAAGATTTCGGAGCAGCTGGGCTTCCGTGCAGAGACCGATGACCGGTACAAACTGCTGGAAATGCACGTAGATATCGTCATTGAGGACGATAAATACCGCGACAAGGAAGAAAATGACCTTGGAATTGCACTCCCATACGTCATTACCATAGATAAAGAGACCGAAACGGTCCTATCCATTCGCCGTAACTGGAACCCCGATGACAAGAAAAAGCTTAAGCGCAACCACTTCGTACATTACTCGTACGTTCCGGGCTTTGGCTTCTACGCTTTTGGCCTTATTCACCTTATTGGTGCTTTTGCTAAGTCTGGTACCAGCCTTATTCGTCAGCTTGTTGATGCTGGTACTCTATCTAATCTACCGGGTGGATTTAAAACTAAGGGCTTGCGCGTCAAGGGTGACGACACCCCGATAAGCCCCGCTGAATGGCGCGATGTGGACGTAGCGTCGGGTACGATGCGCGACAATATCATGCCGCTGCCGTACAAAGAGCCAAGCCAAGTGCTCTACAGCCTCCTCGGGACCATCGTAGACGAAGGTCGTCGCTTCGCGGGTATGGCGGACATGAAGGTGTCTGACATGTCTGCACAGGCTCCTGTGGGTACCACGCTGGCTATTCTCGAGCGTACGTTGAAGATGATGAGTGCCGTGCAGGCACGCGTCCACTACGCGATGAAGCGGGAGTTCCAGCTCCTCAAGGGTATCATCCGCGACTACACACCAGATACGTACAGCTACGAGCCAGAAGAAGGTGGTCGCAGGGCCAAGAAGTCTGACTACGACAATGTCGAGGTTATTCCGGTATCTGACCCTAACGCCGCCACTATGGCGCAGAAGATTGTACAGTATCAGGCTGTCATTCAGTTGGCCCAAGGTGCTCCGCAGATTTATGACCTGCCATACCTGCATCGCCAGATGCTTGAGGTGCTGGGTATCAAGAACGCCCAGAAGCTCGTACCGCTCAAGGACGGCGACGACATGAAGCCACGTGACCCTGTGTCTGAGAACATGGACGTTATGAACGGTAAGCCGGTCAAGGCGTTTATCTACCAAGACCACGAAGCGCACATCGCAGTCCATATGGCTGCTATGCAAGACCCCAAGATAGCTCAACTCATGGGTCAGAACCCCAACGCGCAGGCTATGATGGCCGCAGCAGCCGCACACATCCAAGAACACCTTGCGTTTGCGTACCGCAAGCAGGTCGAAGAACAGGCTGGCGTGCCGCTACCACCACCCAACGCTGAGATGGACGAGAACACCGAGTTGGCTGTCTCCCGTCTGGCTGCACAAGCAGCTCAGCAGCTACTCCAGAAGAACCAAGCCGAGGCTCAACAGCAGCAGGCGCAGCAGATGGCTCAAGACCCCATCATACAGATGCAGCAGCAGGAGCTTCAGATTAAGCAGGGTGAGCTCGAGCTTAAGAAGCAGAAGATGCTTATTGACGCTGCGGAAAAGAACGACCGCCTTGAGCTTGAGAACAAGCGCATCGCGTCACAACAAGAAATCGCTGGCCTACAGGTCGGCGCAAAAGTTGCCACAGACAAGGCTAACTTGTCGGCAAAACAGCAGGAAGCCGGACTTCGTATGGGTATCGAAATTGCCCGCGAGGCCGCGCAGTCGGCACAACCACAACCCGTTCCCAACGAAGCAACGACCAAGGAGAATGAATGACCAATGAGTTACTGATGTACCTGTCAAAAAAGGTACAAGACGAGATTGACGTACTTAGCGGCGACCTCGCCCGTGGAACTGCAAAGGACCATGGGGACTACAAATACGCTTGCGGGATTATCCGTGGGCTTATGATTTCAAACGGTTTCATGGCTGAAGCCGCACAAAGAATGGAACAAGACGATGACTGAAGAGGACAATACTCTCCCGACCCTGCCAGAGATTTTTCTGGCTTCGGACGTAAACAACATTGAGGACGCAACAGTCCTACCCGACACCGACGAGAAGAAAGCTAAGCAGCTTCCAGACCCATCAGGCTATCGCATATTGTGCGCTATCCCAGAAGTCGAAGAGAAGACAGCTGGTGGTATCTTCAAGGCCGACTCTACCAAGCAGTATGAAGAACTTACCACTCCAGTGCTTATGGTGCTGAAGCTCGGCCCTGATTGCTACAAGGACGAGAAACGCTTCCCGTCTGGCCCATGGTGCCAAGAAGGTGACTTCATTCTGACCCGCCCAATGGCAGGTAGCCGTGTGAAAATCCACGGTCGTGAGTTCCGCATCATTAACGACGACAGTGTCGAAGGTGTTGTTGAAGACCCTCGGGGCATTTCCCGCGCTTAACGGACGTAATTCGTACAAGGAGAATAATATGAGTATGCAGAATGATGACGACTTCGACGATTTCTCGTTTGAAGTCGAAGACGAAACCCCCGTTTCTGGAGCCGACAAGCCCGAAATTGAAATTGAAGATGATACGCCGGAGGCAGACCGTGGCCGTGAGCCCATGCCAAAGGCACTTGTTGAAGAGCTAGAAGCTGATGAGCTTGAAGAATACTCCGACAAGGTAAAGACCCGTCTAAAGCAGATGAAGAAGGTCTGGCACGATGAACGTCGTGAAAAAGAACGTGAGATGCGCGAAAAGACAGAAGCTCTTTCTGTTGCACAGCGTATCCTCGAAGAAAACCGCAGGCTGAAAAGCACGCTAGCACAGGGCGAACAGTCCTTGATGGGCAGCTATAAGTATACTGCGGAAATGGAAGCTGCAGCGGCTAAGCGTGAGTTCAAGGAAGCGTACGAGTCTGGTGATGCAGACCGTCTCGCAGACGCGCAACAGAAGCTTGCTGAAGTCAACTACCGCATGCAGCAAATAAATAATTACCGCCCTACTTTACAGAGGGAAGATGTTCCGGTAGAAATACCGCAACAGCAGGTGCAAACTCCGCAGCTGGACCAGAAAACTATTGCGTGGCAAGAGCGTAATACGTGGTATGGTTCCGACCCGGAGATGACCGCAACTGCTCTTGGGCTTCATCAGAGGCTCATAAATGAACGTGGCCCGCAGTTTGCAGGCACCGACGAATATTGGGGCGTTGTAGACAAAACTATGCGCCGTCGCTTCTCCGATTACTTCGGAGATGAAATGGATAGTGGCGACACCAAGTCCACTGCACGCGAACAAAAGGCGTCATCGGTCGTTGCTCCGGCCTCACGTACACGGTCCCCCAAAAAGATTGTGTTAAAACAGTCCCAACTGGCAATTGCAAAACGTCTAGGTTTAACACCTGAACAATATGCCCGTGAACTAGTGAAAATGGAGAAATAAGATGACTGATATTATTGACGCCCTAGAAGGTAAATCGAGCTCAGCTCGTGCCCCTCGTGAAACTCGTGCAGAAGCTGAACGTCCAAAAGTATGGCAACCGGCATCGACCCTGCCAGAACCGGACAAGGAAGCTGGTTACGCATATCGCTGGATACGTGTAGCTTCAATGGGCCAAAATGACCCCCGCAATATCTCGTCCAAACTACGGGAAGGTTGGGAGCCAGTAAGCATCGAAGAACAACCTCAGTTCCAGATGCTGGTAGACCCAGATAGCCGTTTCAAAAACAACATCGAAGTCGCAGGACTGTTGTTGTGCAAGGCACCGGAAGAACTGATGCGTCAGCGTAAAGAATTTTTCGCTAACAAAAATCAGGCTCAGATGGAGTCCGTGGATAACAACTTCATGCGTGAAAACGACGCTCGTATGCCACTCTTTAGGGAAAAACGGTCTACGACGTCATTTGGCAAAGGCAAATAGCTAAAGGAGCTATAAAATGGCATACCCTTCTGTTACCAGCCCTTACGGGCTAATCCCAATCAATCTGATTGGCGGACAGGTTTTTGCTGGTGCAACTCGTCAACTTCCAATCGCAACCAACTCTTCGACTGCCATCTTCTACGGTGACGTCGTTAAGTTGCTCGCAGGCGGTACTGTTGGCAAGGACACTGGTACGGACGCTGCTACACCTGTCGGTGTTTTCCTCGGTTGTACCTATACGGACCCAACCTTTGGTTTGACATTCCGTCAGTACTACCCCGGCACCACGAACATCAGTGACATCACAGCATACGTTCAGGAAGACCCTGATGCGTTGTTCAAGGTCGCTGTGTGCGCTGGCACCAACTCGAACACTGTAAGCTACCTCACTCAAGCCGCTGTCGGCTCGAACGTGAAGCTTGCTAACGGTGCGAACAACGTAGGTTCGACTTCGAACGGTAACTCCAAGGTTGGTGTAGACTCGACTGAAGGCACTACTTCGACGTGGCCTATCCGCGTTGTGGATGTTGTCCCTGAAACCGCTATTGCAGGTAACCCCGGTTCTTACACCGAAGTTATCGTCAAGTGGAACCAAGGCACTCATCAGTACCTCAACCCAACCGGTCTGGCATAAGGAGACTGAATAATGGCAATTTCACGCGCACAACTTCTTAAGGAACTGTTGCCCGGACTGAACGCTTTGTTCGGCCTCGAGTATGCACGTTACGGCGAAGAGCACAAAGAAATCTACGAAACGGAAACTTCCGAACGTTCGTTCGAAGAAGAAACAAAGCTTTCTGGTTTCTCGGCTGCTCCAGTCAAGAACGAAGGTTCGGCCATCGCATACGACAACGGTCAAGAAGTCTTCACTGCTCGCTACAACCACGAAACGATTGCCCTCGGGTTCTCGCTGACTGAAGAAGCGATTGAAGATAACTTGTACGACTCGCTGTCGTCGCGTTACACAAAGGCATTGGCTCGCGCCATGTCGTACACCAAGCAGACCAAAGCTGCTGGCGTCCTGAACAACGGCTTTGACACCGACTATGTCGGTGGTGACGGCCAACCATTGTTCTCGGCTTCGCACCCATTGGTTTCTGGTGGCACGAACTCGAACATCCCAAGCACTCCTGCTGATTTGAACGAAACGTCGCTTGAAGCGGCTGTAATTCAGATTGCAGCGTGGACGG